CGGAAGAAAAAAAAGGACTCATTAAAAAACTCAAAGACGGAATAGAAGATCAAGAAGCTCAGATACAGATTCTTGGAACTTTTGTTAGACTTGGAGTAGTTGTATGGTCCGGCTTTATAATCACTTTAAACTACGTAGAGTTACCCATGATAAAGAAATCTGGTAACTCAGATATCACGTTCGTGGCAAGTGTGTTTACGGGAGCCCTGGCTACTTTTGGCTTGACCACTGGTAATAAAGATGGTAAAGGAAAGACACCTGTAAACTGCCCAATGGTAAAGAAAAAAGATGAGTGATTTCTTTCAAGTAATCGTATGGAGCTATGTCTACGGACTAGCAATCGTATTACTCTTTAAATTTATTCAAGACACTGCAGAAGACTAAATGAAAAAATGGCTTTTAGCGCTGTTACTACTGTCACCAACAGCCGTCAAGGCAGAGTTAGTGACTCCACAGTTCACGCAAGGAAGCATGAACTCAACCACTACAACGACCCAGGAGATTACAGAGACAATCGAAATCACAACCTATGGGTCTGCATTAAACAAATGGTCAGGAGACAATATAACCCATACCTCGACTTCATCAGGTGGTATAGCGGATTCAGATTCAGTCTTCAACATGACAACGGCTGGGTCAGACTTCTCGCTAGAAATCGTAACCAGAGCTGCAAGTCAAGTATTAGAAGTAACAGAGATCGAAAGAGAGATAGAAACTACCTCTACTACGGTCTCCTTATCAGTATTCTCACAATAGGAGTACCCGCTTATGCAGAAGAAGGAGAAACCAACAACACCTCGAACCCGGTTGCTGCGGCTACTGGAAATGTCACAAACCAAGCTGTGCAGTTCCAAAACAATGGAGCACCTAGCAGACAGGTACTTGGACCCAACATATCGTGTAATGGGGCCACAATGACCTTTAGCCCATTTTATATGGGCAATCATACCACTCCATTTGACGATGCAATGGACCAGCAAAGCTATACTGTAGCTGAGAACTGGGGAGCACAGATTAACTTTATGGTCCCCTTAGATGGTTCATTAATTGAACGCTGTAAAGCTATTGGAGCTAGACAGCAAGCAAAGATGGAACTCGATTATGAATTAGTTAGAGTTCTTAAATGTGCTGAACTGCAGCAGAAAGGTTTTATGCTACGTCCTGCTACACGTGTATACCACATGTGTCAAGATGTAATACCTATAGCTGCGTTTAAAAAACAAGTTGCTGAAGCACTGGCAGCTAAGAATCCACCGCCACCTAAGAAATGGTGGCAGAAACTCAACCCACTAAGCAAATGACCCTACTAATCAAGCCAATCCTACTCGCTTTCCTCAAGTCTGACTCCGTTAAACAACTTGTAGTTGATCTACTTGATGCTTATGTAAAACGTACAGACAACAAGCTTGATGATAAAGCACTTGAAATTGTAAAAGAAAAACTATTTAGCTAATGGCTACTGTAAGGAAGCTTCCAAGAAGGGCTTCTGAAGAAACTTTCAACGAGCTTCATAAGCTTCTTACGGAAGAATATTTAAACAAAATACAATCAGGAGAAGCTACAACTGCAGACCTTAAAGCTGCTGGAGACTGGCTTTTCAAAAATGATATCACTGGCATTGCTATGGATAACAGTGCTCTAGGTAAACTAGCAGACTGTATGCCTACCATAGATTTTGATGCCGTACAAAAAGCGGTACAATTTAATGGCTCCAAAGCGTAAACCCTATTCACAATTAAGGAAAAGTGCGAAAAATTACCGCGATAATGACTCCGCTAGGAGACGCAAGAACCGTTCGCAAAGGGCGAGGAACAAACTCGCGATCAACAAAAAATCCCGCGCCGAGCACAACAGAGCCCGTCGTAGTGCGGGGATCTATGGAAAGGGAGGGCCAGACATGTCCCGTACTAAATCCGGAGGCTTCGTGAAAGAAGATCCTTCTAAGAATAGAGCAAGAAATCGTTCTCGAAAATGACCACTCAAACTAATCCACCAAGACAGATTAAGCAACGATACTACTATATATTCTGGTCTTTAGCAACTATATCAGTTGTTGCTGGCCAGATTTATGTAGCTACTGGGTATCGAACACTAGCACAGGCCGTTACTAAGGCCTTATGGAGTTTAACTTGAAAACAATAGATACAAAGCTCCATGATGACTTTAGATACTTTCTAACAGCCGTATGGACGCATTTAGCATTACCTCCACCTACTAGAGCTCAGCTCTGCATCGCAGAATACTTACAAAATGGACCCAAAAGATTACAAATCCAAGCATTCCGTGGCGTTGGTAAATCTTGGATTACTGCTGCATTCGTTCTTTGGACGTTATATAATGATCCAGATAAGAAAGTTATGGTCGTTTCTGCCTCTAAGGATAGAGCAGATGCGTTCTCGATCTTCTGCCAAAGACTTATCCTTGAAGTACCGTGGATGAGTCATCTAAAACCTAAAAATGATGACCAAAGATGGTCTAGAATCTCTTTTGATGTGGGTCCAGCTAAGGCTGCACAGGCTCCAAGTGTTAAAAGCGTGGGAATTACTGGTCAGTTAACCGGATCTAGGGCAGATTTAATGGTTTTAGATGACGTAGAGGTACCAAATAACTCCATGACGGAGATGCAACGTGAAAAACTTCTTCAACTGGTTACTGAATGTGAGTCTATCCTTACTCCTAAGCCTGGTTCTCGCATTATGTTCCTTGGAACTCCTCAGACGACCTTTACTATTTACAACAAACTTCGGGAACGCTCCTATAAACCCTTTGTTTGGCCTGCTCGATATCCTCGAAAAGTGGCGATGTACGATGGACTTCTGGCCCCTCAGCTAGTTTATGACCTAGATACACACGATGATCTTAGTTGGAAACCTACAGATACACGATTTAGAGAAGGTGATCTACTAGAAAGAGAGTCTAGCATGGGGAGATCCAACTTTATGCTGCAGTTTATGCTAGATACTAGCCTATCTGACGCAGAAAAGTTCCCTTTAAAGTTTGCAGACCTTATTGTTACCCCTATAAACAAAGAGAATGCACCCGAAAACATTATATGGTGTTCAGATCCTAAAAACATTATTAAAGATCTACCCGCTGTGGGTCTTCCTGCTGATTATTTCTATAGCCCAATGCAATTCCAGGGAGAATGGCGGAAATATTCAGAGACAATCTGCTCCGTTGACCCGTCTGGACGCGGAACAGATGAAACAGTGGCGTGTTACTTATCCCAACTCAATGGATTCATCTACCTCCACGAAATAAAAGCATCACGAGAAGGCTATACAGATGAGACACTACTTAATATCCTTAAAGGTTGCCGTAAATACGGTGCTACAACCCTTCTTATTGAGAGTAACTTTGGTGACGGTATCGTTGCAGAGCTCTTTAAGAAGCATTGTCAATCAACACAAACAAGACTAACTATAGAGGAAACTAGAGCTAATGTCAGGAAAGAAGATAGGATTATTGACGCTCTTGAGCCTGTCCTTAATCAGCACAGGTTGGTTGTTGACCCCAAGGTTATTACCTGGGATTACAACTCGAATGTCGATGTGGCTCCTGAGCATAGATTGCAGTACATGCTCTTTTATCAAATGTCACGTATGTGCCGTGAAAAAGGAGCTGTTAAACACGATGATAGAATCGATGCCCTTGCCCAAGGAGTTAAATACTACACCGATGCCTTTGCCCTCAATGCCAACAGAGAAATTGCCCAGCGAAAACTTGATGAATGGAATGACACTCTCGAACAATGGATCGATGATCCCCAGGGTTCTGCCAACCATATAGTCTTCGGAATGGACATCAATCAAAGACGTGAAGCTAGAGGTAGGAAGTCTGGAAAGTCAGTCCCTACCTGGATTTAGGTCTAATCACTCATTAATACACGAGAAGTGGTGCTCTCGTGTGTGGAAACAGCGGTCAAAATGGGAGAGACTAACATCTCTCCCTCTTACATATCATGTTTGTGAACGTAGTGAACCATGATCTTAAAGAGACTACTCATTATTACTCTACTACTAAGGATAGTAGGACCAGTAATATTCGGTATATACATATACATACAGCATAACCATGGCAGAGAAGAAACCACCAGAAATAGTGAGAATAGAAGGGAAAGACTGGCGGAAAAAGATGGGAGAAGTCCCAGAAATTCAAGGAATCAGTTGGGAAACTGGTAAGCCTTTAAAGTCAGGATATGGTTCACCTCCTAAACCAGTAAGAGCTGTAAGGGCTACCCGTATGATAGGTAACCCAGCAGCTGCTGAAGATATAGCACGTTGGGCCAGCAGAGCTGAAGAACATCACGTAGTCTTAATGAAGCTTCTAGAACCTTTCCTTATGGGAAGAACTGTAGAAGAAGCAGATCAGATTATTAAACGGACAAGTAAGGCTTTAGGTGGTCGTAAACTAGGTAACCATCCTGATAACCTTCGTACTCTGATTAAAGAGTTACATAGAAAGAATACACTCTCTGCTCATGGTATCTTGAAACGTTACTATGATATGCAAGGTGCTAAGGCTTATGCTGAGTATGATGAAATTAAACAGTTACCTAAATTAACAGGAGATACTGTTTATGGTAAGAAGTTTGAGAAGTGGTATAAGTTAAGTGAGATGCAAGACGGTCATTCCTTAGAGATGATCGACAAAATCAGAAAGATGAGTTTGGAACAATCTGCTGATACTCTTGCTGGTTATTTAGATTTAACAATACCTAGATTAGAAGGTGCTGTCCTTGCTTCTGTATGGCTAGATCCTGTCTCTAGAGCAAAAGGACCAGGTGGTATAAAAAGTTACGCTCAGGAGATATTAGAAACTTTCCCTGACGGTGAAAAACACTTAATGGAGACGTTAGCTGATATCAAAGCATCTGAGATGCAGAGATTCTCATTTAATGATCCATCAAGACCAGTTCCAGGTCAGGCTAAAGTACTTACAGAGCAGACTAAAGCACATCAAGAATCTGCAGAGTTATTAGAAAAGATTAGAAGATTTGAAAAGGAATCTCCTTTTGGTGAAGTAAAGCTTTCAAAAGTTAAACCACCTCCTTTATCCGGACCTCCTACAAAACCTCCTAAAGAACTTGAAGATTTAATTAATGCTTTGAATGGAAGTGGTACTGCAACTTATAATATGTCCTTTGCTCCTGGTATTGGATTAGAAGATGTAGATAGAGTCACACAGCAAGCTGTTGATGTAAGTAAAGGAGCAGCTAGAGGAGCAGTTAATTTAGGTAAAGAAGTAGCTCAAGATACTGCACAGTGGGTTAAAAATGTTCCAGAGGCTAGTAGAGCAGCTAGAATAGATAATGTGATGGCTCTACAGGACTTTACAAAGGCTGGAACAACCGTTGGACGTAGGGTTGCTGCCTTAATGCCTTTTGTAGGGGCTGCAGGCGATGTATGGGACGTTACAGAGCGATATAAAACTATGATGGATGATCCTAATACAGGGTTTGCTGATTGGTTAGATAAAGCTCAGTTCGGTATTGCCTCTGCTACTGTAGGAACTACCTGGTGGGCAGAGCCTGTTAACACTGCTTTGGGTCTTACTAACCTTGGTATAGACATTGGTAGGACTATTGTGGAAGAAGATAAGCGTAAAGCAGCAGGAAACATGATGAGAGCATTAGGAACAGCTGGTATGCACGAAATAAGGAACTTTGCTAAGGGATTTCTTTGAATAAAAAGTTAATAAAGCTATATAAGAAGGCTGAGAAGGCGTTGTCTAGGGAAAAGGCACAAAAAGTCCTTAAAAAATTTGATAAAAAAGTTCGTAAGCAATCCCTACGCGGGATCGGGGCCGATACCCCCAGAGGGGTTGCTACAACTGAGTTTTCATAACTTTTTAAATGATGGTGTAGTGATTTACTTTTTTATATATAGATATAACATTGCTCGCGACTTCGTCGCTCGCGATAACACTGTGCGCACTGCACATTCGACGAGCGAGCGAAGCGAGCGGAGACAATTACATAACTAATGTATATTAATCTTCACACATCTGTCGGCTTAAGTATTATCGAGGAATAACAATGAATGGATCATTAGATAAACCACACATGAAATCAAGAACACTTAAGTTAAAGAATGAATTGTATTCTTTGTGTGAAACGCATCAATTAACAGAGCAAGAATGCCGTGGAGCTGATCTCTACCTCAATAAAGTATTGGATGTAATAGAAGAATATGGCTACTAATTAGCCCACTAAATGTTATGATGGTGGATTGTGCTGCTATATATCATTATTTCAGTATGTAACGATTGCTTGCGCTTGCCGCTAGGCTGTGCTATATTAATAATGTGGAGGGAAGCACTACACACATTGAAACATTTCAATTTGTAACGAATGCTTGCCAAACGCTCTCAACTCTGCTATATTATAAGAGTGGAGGACAAACCACACCAATTCTTTATTCAAATCGTTTATGACTAAACTTGTTACTATTCATTGCAATCCTTTCATTCTCGATATCATCAAAGAATTAAACTTAAATTGGGAGTATTCACCAATTCACGGTAAAGATGAAATTGATGTTATTGTAGAGGATGTAGATTATGATCCAGAGTTAGAACATCTTGATCCAGATGAACAGCTATGTGATCATTACGATATCAATTATGATTTTGTTAATTGCATTGAAGCTCGCAACTTTGTTGCTTAGTTGTTAAGTAAGGCTTACAATCTGGTTCAAGTCCAGATACAACTCTAGCCCTAAATCATGGGCTTAATTCAAACTAAAGGATCAAACTATGTGGCATCTAGTTCAACACAATCCAAATGATTTTACTCATCTTGGTTGTTATGATAACTACGATAAAGCTAAGTTGATATTAATGAACAAGCAAAGATTTCTAAGTCATTGTAAATTTGAGCTTGTACATTCATCAGATTTAGCTAAGTTCAACAGTTAACTCTTTCCTTTATACTTTCCACCATCATTTTTCGGTGGTAGTATAAATGAAGGACTTAAATCCTTCCACATTGTACACACTATCTAACTAACAACATGCAAGAGATCAAGAACATCGACTCAACAGCTATCAACAGCCTCAAAGTAGATCCAAGTGCTGGAACTGCAGAGGTAGAATACAAAGAGGGTCGCAAGTATCTTTACTCTAATGTTAACGTTGATTCAATCTATGACCTATTAAAGAATGGAGCTGATTCATTCGGTCTCTGGGTTAATGTTAATCTAGCTGGTAAAAGAGGCGTTAGTTTCACAGAACTAGCGTAGGATTACATCCCGTTGTTATTCCCAAGCCCTTGCAAGTCAGGGGCTGGGTTAACAGCCTGATGTACTCACACTACATCCATTGTACACTTGACTTATTACTATGTCATTCAATGATTATCTCCAAGAACGCTTTGAAGGTGTCGAAGGCACCGAAGAGTTACGAGACATTACAAGACACGGCTTAAGTGGTGGTGTTAGCGGCTTCATCTATTATACTGAGTTGCAAGACCTTTTTGATAGGTATGAAGACGAGATCCTCGACTATTGCATACAGGATTGCGGTGTTACTCTCAGTGACTTAGCAGTAGAATGTGTAAGTATCGCAGAGATAGCACAGAATGCAATCTGGATGTTTGTTGAAGGCTGGGCTCATACTGAATATGAGAACAGGATGACTACACTTGAGGAATTAAATGATGACAACGTTGAACATTTAATGGAGTATGCATATGCTAACTGAATTAATTGTTCTAGTCTGTCTCATCATTCTCATCTACATCATTCTCAAAAACACTATTAACCATGCCTAAGTCTGTTTACACTGTCACTACTAACTACTTCGGAGAGCCTAGACTATTCGGAGTGTACAAGGAGGCAGCAGGTGCAATCGCTGCTGTTCAACATCTAACTGAAGTTGGTAATACTGATAATGGGGACGAATTCCGCATTCGTAAGAATGAGGTTGAATCAACCAAGTCAGTAACTGAACAACTCAATAGATGTCGAGCACATCGAGCTGTACAAGATGCACTACCTGAAGATGAAGAGTTAGTCACTACTGACTGATTCTCTCCTCCAGCCCTTTCGAGGGTTGGATGAGGGATTCAATATCTCTCCGTTGTTTCCTATTTATCTTATGATAAACTACCAGCAAGCTGATGCTCTGTATCAAGAGATAAAGCGTAATGAGCTTATGATTGAAGCTACAAGGCAAGCGGCTGAGAGGTTGCTTGTAGCAACATCACATTATACTCCACGTAAACATTACAACATGGGGAATTTTGGATGAAGCATGCTATAACTTTCTTAGTTGTAGCAAACATAGCAATCGATCATTCATTTCTTAACCTACACTTTATCAATGACAACCACAGCATCACGACGCAAACGCAAACCAAAGGCCAAAGTGCCACCTGTAATTATGACACTCGAAACAAATGCCAAAAGCACACGACCTGATGCTGAACTTATTCCTATTTCTAAGTATAGAGAGGACTTCATTAACCGCATGGCCATTAATAACTATGAGGTTAAAGAATTATACAAGGACTCTAAATGGTTAGAGGATAAGGTAAGGCCAAGGGTTGTTAACTTTGTTGCTAACATTAAGCCTAACTTTGATAAGTTAGTTGAGCAAGTTAAGCAGGCAGCACCATAAATAAGGGGATTAATTCCCCTTCCTTTTTTATCAATGAAAATCCACCATCATCACGGGCGCAAACACTATGCACGTACGCTTATCTAAACCTATGACTAGATTACCATCGTCACGAGAGTGTGACCTACCAGTACATCACTTGTCTTTGACCATACAAGCTGATACAATAGACTGGGTTGTAGATCATATTAAGGAAGCGTTAGAAGAAGATGAGTATGTAGTTCTTAAGGACTGCCATGAGATAGTACAACGTGACTGTACGTTAGAACATCATGGAGGTTAATGAACAGGAGTTAGAGTGGATGTACTATGGATTAATGGCACAACGTGCTTTAAGAGATAGTCCAACCAGTGTACCTCTATGGGCTACATGGAAACAGACGTTCTTAGATAAGGTAAACCATGAACGTACCAAACTGGGTTCATCATTCCAAGAAGAACCTTAAAAGAAAGTTAAGACCTAGGCAATTGGCCATGAGCCGTGCTAGGCTTAAAGCCCTGAAGCGAAAGCTCAAGGGCTCAAGGTCTATTCGTTTAATGGTAGGACGCTAGCTTGTCACGCTAGTAGTACGGGTTCAATTCCCGTATAGACCGTTGGGGCATTCAGGCACCAGATCATACTCAGCACATGAGTCATCGGGTTCCGGTGTGGTTGTAAGCCCCCATTTATTCCACATACTTACTATGAAACGTAAGCAACTAAACCTAACAGAGCGTGAGTTACAAGTAGTAATTGACGCAATGAAAAACGACTGGTGGCATGACTATGACCCAGCCGTAGAAACTACAGTGAGACCACAGTATGATCTTCTTAAACGTTTTGAGGAATCTTATGAGAAACTTCAGGAAGGAGTGGAAGTATCCAGTAACAGGTCTACTAGTTAGTTCTTTATTCCTCTGCATACCTCTTACTATTGTTAAGTATGTAGAGTACCAAAAGTACCATGATTTAATTTAACTAATGGCTAGAAGAGATTCCTTCGATAATCGTATCGATGAAGTCACAAGATGGGAAGCTACTGATGAGATCACACCGTTCTCTATTGAAGATGGACTTGGTGCTGCAATAAGTTGGGATCTACCTCCAGCCTACGCATGTATCATCAGGAGCGCAGACCCGAAGACTGGTAAGGTTAATGAAAGATCTTACCGCAATGCTAAAGCTGCTAAGAAATACTTAGCTAAGCTATGGGTAGAAGACCATGATGATGTAATCATCTTAACTGACAATGCTATTCACGCACCTGCTGACTTACCATGAACAGAATTAATCCAATTGACTTTGGTGAATTACTAGAGGAGATGGGCTATGTTGTAGATGATGTTACAGGGGAGGTATATACTCCTGCTGATAACAAACCATTCTGGGAAGCACAACGCTTCCTGCTAGACTTAGCTATCAGAGGTCATCTCATTGTAGATAGAGACCATCTTGAACGTGAGATGAGTTACTTCATTCCTCATTGGAAATGTTTCAACAGTTTACAAGACTATTGTGAAGCGTTTCCTAATGACCAAGAATGTTTAATGTATGATGTATGACCATTTAAATGCTGAAGAATACTCTATGTTTTTAGCCTATGGCGACACCCCAACAGATTTCGAATCAATTCAAGTTAGAGAAGGAAGCGATTTCTTGTGGCCGCCAACGTCTGATGGATTCCATTCAGATGTTAGAGGAGAAGAGTTACGCTTCCGCGAGTGTATACGGAACGGCAAGTATCTCGGCTGCTCTTCCTTTAGTTATTAAAGAGATTGAGGATTCATTCTCTAAGCTAAAGAAGGGAGCAGCTGGGCAGCATTATCAGCCTGTAGCCAAACACCTTAGTAAGTTAGAACCTTTAGCTATTGCTACTATTGCATTAAAGGTTATCTTTGATACTGTGTTTAGTATGAAAAGAGATTCAGAGATACTAGCTAATGTGTTAGTAGCTATTGGATCAGCTCTTGAATCTGAGTGTAAATTCAGATGGTATAGAACAAATCATCCTGAACTCATGAAGTATATAGAAGATAAATACTTTCATGAATCATGTGGTACACAGCAGAAGGTTGCTATTGCTAGTGTTATATTTGGCAGGAAAGATATTGTTTGGCCGTCATGGAATATCAAGACACGTACTTCTTTAGGTGCGTGGTGCTTAAATTCCACCATCACGGCGACTGGGTGGTTCACTAAGGAGATAGATCAGAAGAGTAAGAGACGTAAGGTCTCACGAATCATACCTACTCCTGAGTTTAACGCCATACGAGAGCAGCTAATTAAGTCTGCTGAGATGTTCAGTGGTATACCATGGCCTATGCTAGTCCCTCCTAATGATTGGACTAACGAGAGGTGTGGGGGTTATATCACTAATGAGCTGATGAAAGGTCATGAACTTACACGTCGTGGTAATCCCTCATTAAAACACGGGAACATTCCCTTAGCTTTTCTCAACAAGCTACAACAGGTGAAATACCGTGTGAATACTCATGTTTTGGATGTGGCTCAACACTTTCGAGAACGTGGTATTAAAGTGGGGAAGTTCATACCTATAAGTGAAGCATTTAAACCTCCTAAACCTCCCGATATTGAGGAGAATATAGAGGCTAAACAAGCATGGAAACGTGCTACTGCTGAAGCTTATAACACTGATCGTATTAACTTTAAGAGATCAGTAAGAACAAGAACACAGTTAGAAGCAGCTGAAAAGTTTAGAGAAGAAGAGTTTTATCTTCCATGGTCTTTTGACTATAGAGGTAGAGCTTATCCTATCCCTGCGTTTCTAACACCTCAAGACACAGACTTCGGTAAGGCATGTATAAGATTTGCTAATGAATCACCTCTTACTAAAGAGGCTGAGGAATGGTTAGCATTTCAAGTTGCTACAACCTACGGGTTAGATAAGTCAACCATGGGAGAAAGGTTAGAATGGGTAGGGAGACATAGGTCTCTTATATCTAAGATAGCTATTGATCCTATCTCTCATCTTCCTGATTGGGAGAATGCAGAGGAGCCTTGGCAGTTCATGGCAGCATGTCATGAATACTACCACTGTTGTCTTAGAAAAGACAAGCACACTACCGGATTAATGGTAGCTGTGGACGCTACATGTAGTGGGCTCCAGATATTAGCTGGGCTCGCAAAGGATCAGTCAACGGCTGAGCTGGTAAATGTATGTCCTGGCAATCAACCAAGTGATGCTTATAAAGCTGTAGCTGAGGAAGCTAAGAAGTATGTCCCTATGGAACTACATCACTGGCTTACTCGGAAGACCACTAAAAGGACAGTTATGACAATTCCTTACAATGCTACGAAGTCATCCTCACGGATATACATTCGAGAAGCATTACGGGAACAGGGTCATGAGCCTACACCTGAGCAAGTCTCACTTGTAGTCGATGCTGTCTATAAAAGTATGGATGCTATAGTACCTGGCCCAATGCGAGTTATGCGTTGGATCAAAACACATGTCGGTCAGTATATTCGTAATGGAGCTACCGAAGTTGAATGGACTACACCTTCTGGGTTTGTAGTTAATCAACAAAGAAACAAGAAAGAAACAGAGAGATTAGATTTACAGCTATTAGGTAGGACTCAAGTTAGTCTTACTGTAGGTAAAGGAGAGCCGTGTCCAACACGTCATAAGTCTAGTACTGCTCCTAATCTAATTCATTCTTTGGATGCATCTATATTGCACTGTTCCTTTCAACAGTTTAATGGAAAACCATTCACAGTCATCCATGATTCAATCCTTGCTAGAGCAGGAGACATGGGAACACTCAATAGACTTGTGCGAGAAACCTACACACGGATCTTCACGCAAGACTGCTGGCTTACACGATTTGGAGAAATTATTGAAGCAACAGAACCGCCACCAATAGTAGGGACACTAGACCCTAAGATTGTTGAGGATTCCACTTACTTTTTCTGTTAATGAGCACTATCCACATAACAAAAGAGCCTGTTGTATTAGATGGCTTTCAAGCTATCATGAAACCAGGGGAGTACGGGCACAAGTTGTCTGCTCTCATACCTAAGAAATTAGTAGATACCCTGGAAGATGAACGCGAAAGCTGCTTAGAATGGGCTAGGAATAAAGCAAAGAACCCCAAGAGAGTGACTGTTAAGCACCCTCCATGGGAAGAAGTTGAAGGTACTGATACCTATCAGATACGCTTCAGTTGGAAACAAGGTGATAAGATAGTCCCAACTATCGTAGATACTGAGGGCACACTTATTACTGATACAAATACCCCTGTTTACAGTGGTAGTAAGGTAAAACTAGCTTTCATTCAGAAGCCTTATCTTCTACCCGCTGGTGACATAGGCACATCCGTTAAGCTAAAATCAGTACAGATTGTTAGCATACAGAGTGGAGCTGGTGTCTCCGACGAGGGCAACTTAAGTGCAGAGGATGCAGCTGATCTATTTGGTAAAACAAAAGGATTCAAAGCTGAAGATCCAGCACCTCAAGTTGAAACAACTCCTTGTTCCGTAGAAGAGGATGAGGATTTCTAATGAGAAGCGGCCTAGAAAGGCAGGTCGCTGAATTACTAGATGAGTTAAAGATCGACTATGAGTATGAGAACTGTAAGTTTCCATATATCATAGAGCACACATATACTCCTGATTTTAGAATTGGAGATATTTATCTTGAGACTAAGGGTTACTTTGACGCTCCCAGTCGTCGCAAGATGCTGGCAGTTAAGAAAGCGAATCCCGATCTAGACATTCGACTTGTCTTTCAGGCACCTCATAATAAAATAAATAAAAAATCAAAGACCACTTATGCCAAGTGGGCCGATAAGAACGGCTTCCCTTGGTGTGCATACCATGCTATCCCAAGAGAATGGCTCGGACTTCGTAAGGCACATACCGTGCAATAACTGCGGTAGTTCCGATGCTAACAGCGTATATACTGATGGACATACGTATTGTTTTGTATGCCATACACGTACGGCTGGTATGAATGATTTCCACCATCATCATGCGCCACAGACAATGCTAAAAGGAATTCCCGTAGCATTAAAGAAGCGCGGGTTAACCGAAGAAATATGTCGCAAGTACCGTATCCATAAGGACGGGCAAACACTCCGAATGCATTACTTCGATAAAGCAGGTAATGTAGTTGCGGCTAAAGTAAAGACTAAGGACAAGAAGTTCTGGATGGAAGGGGATAACCCTGATAACCAGCTTTTTGGCCAGAATTTAATTCCTGATACAGGAAGGAGATTAACAATTTATGAAGGAGAATTAGATGCCGCTAGCGGATATGCTGCGCAACCTACCTGGCCTCACGTATCTATCCCACACGGAGCTGCGGGAGCTAAGAAGGATCTACAGAAAGTACTACCCCTTCTCCAGGGTTATGAAGAGGTTGTCTTGTTCTTTGACAATGACGACGCTGGTATTCAGGCTGCGCAAGACTGCGCTGCTATATTACCTCCTGGGAAGGCGAAGATTGCGCGACTGGAAAAGTACAAGGATGCGTCAGATGCTCTTCAACACGGAGACATGGACGCAATTCGAAGGGCTATCTACGACGCAAAAACGTACCGTCCTGATGGAATTGTTGAAGCAAAATCCTTAAGGGAATTAGTTAGTACACCTAATTTAAAATGTATTCATGAGTATCCCTTTAAAGGACTCAACGAAAAGTTACACGGCATCCGGTACGGAGAACTTATTACAATTACTTCGGGCACTGGTTCCGGAAAAACGTCATTCTGTAGACACCTGGCAACTCACTTGTTACAGCAGGGGGAACGGGTTGGCATCTTGGAGCTTGAAGCAAGTAACCGAAACACCGCCCTCGGAATAATGTCGTGTGCGGTGGGTAAACCACTACACATAGGAGAACATGACAGAGAAGAACTCGATCAACACTTTCTGGACTCTATTGCCAATTGGGATCTTTATCTTTTTGATGGCTTTGGAAGTTATGATCCAGATACGATCTATGCTAGGATTGAATATCTTGCCAGTGGATTGGAGTGTCGTGTTGTATTCCTCGATCACATCTCCATTTTATTAAGCGGTCTAGAAGGCGACGAACGTCGTATGCTAGATCAAACTATGACAAAGCTGCGAAGCTTAGTTGAACGAACAGGCATTACACTATTTCTAGTATCACATGTTAGACGAACCCACTCAGATCAAACTCACGAAGAAGGTGCGAGAATCAATCTCGGTCAACTCAGGGGCTCACACAGTATTGGCCAACTCTCAGACGGAATTATCGCGCTCGAACGCGATCAACAAGCGTCAGGGCAGAAGGCTGTCACTACTGTCAGAGTCTTAAAGAACAGATACAGTGGGGAATTAGGAGTAGCTTGTCACTTAAACTATGACCTAGAGCAATGTAAATTCCATGAAACTACGATCAAAGGAGAACCAGAATTCAACCCCGCCACCGATTTCTAAGCATGAAGTAGTACACTCTAGTGAGACATCTAGACGTGATATCTATGAGAATTATGAACATCCGTGGTACAAGTTTAATTCCTCTGAAAGATTACACAAACCAAATCCACCTACTACGGAGGCTGTAAAGAAAGCACAGTTTGTTGACAAAACTTACGTATGGAAAAAGGACCGTTAAATCTCGCCTTTGATATTGAGACAGATGGTTTTGAATCCAAGCGAGTCCATTGTATCGTCACACAAGATATCGACACTGGACTTGTAGAAGAGTACAATGATGAGAAGTACGCAGATAACCCAAAAGAGTTGCCTATGGCTTCCTCATACTCTATCTGCAATGGCATCACTTCGTTGATGTGTGCTACTAATATCATTTCACATAATGGTATTGGATATGACGTACCTCAATTACAGAAGCATTACCCTTTCTTTAGAGATCTGGAAACTCCTCATTGGGATACTCTTATCTTAAGCCGCTATTTTCATCCGAACTTACTAGACATTGATAAGAAGCGTAAATGGCCTATGATGCCAATTAGCTTATACGGATCACACAGTCTAGAAGCATATGGTTACCGTCTTAAATGTTTTAAGGGTGAGTTCGCAAAGACCACTGACTGGGCTGAATGGAGTCCAGACATGCAGGAATACTGCAAACAAGACGTCGCTGTCCTAGCAAAACTATGGAAACATTTCCAAAAATACCTGAACCCGTCATCCTAGAGCATCAGATTGCTGAGATGATGCAAGATCAGAAGCGTATAGGATGGCCCTTTGATGTTCGTAAGGCTCAAGAGCTAGAGAACACATTATTAAGCATGCTAGAGAGCCTTAGAATGGAGGCTCAGAGGCTATGCACATTCGTACCTGGTAATCTATTCACACCTAAACGTGATAACAAGACACAAGGGTATGTAGCCGGAGCTGAGATGCAACGGTTAAAAGAATTCAACCCTAGTAGTAGAGATCATGTATCATGGTTACTACAACAGAAAGGGTGGAAACCTCAGAAGCTTACTGCCACAGGCAAAGCTGTTATAGATGAGGTTGTCTTAAAAGAAATTGGAACACATGAAGCATTATTATTCCTAAAAATACTGGAGACACAGAAGAAATTAGGAATGCTCTCACAAGGAAATAATGCGTGGCTGAAGTTGGTCAAGAATGGCAGGCTTCACCACTCCTGTTTTATCGGTGCTGCTACGCATCGAATGGCACACGCCAAGCCAAATCTGGCGCAAGTTAGCTCAGACAAGGATTGTCGTGAGTTATTTATTACCAAACCTGGATGGAAACTAATCGATAGTGATCTATCCGGTATAGAATTAAGGATGTTTGCACATTATCTAGCTCGTTACGACGGTGGTAGGTATGCAAAGGTCTTACTCAATTCAGATATTCACCAAGAAAATGCAGACAAAATCGGTATTTCGCGGAAGCTTGTCAAAACAGTCACGTATGCCTTTTTATACGGGGCAGGCGATCAGAAGATCGGTAGGTCGTACGACTCTCAGCTCTCTGAGGACAAAGCGAAGGCGAAGGGTAAGGAGATCCGTGCAGCTTATATGGATGCCATTCCAGGGCTTAAAGAGCTTGTGGAAGCGGTACGTAAAGCTAGTGAACGGGGTTATCTTCATGGACTCGACAACCGTCGTCTCATCGTTGACTCGCGGCATAAGTCCCTCAATTACCTCTTACAAGGATCGGCGGGGATCATCGCGAAACGGTGGATATTAATTACAAATTCATGGCTATCAGAAATCAAGCATGAACGGTACGCCTTTGTGCATGATGAGCAAGTATTAGGAAGTCCACCATCATCAGCCGATGAAGTTGCTAGGGCTTGTAAGCACTCTGCTTTAGAAGCTGGTGAATATTATAAAATGAGACTGCCTATTGAAGCTGACGCACAGGTTGGAGACAATTGGGCAGAGGTACACTAATGCTATTAATAGATACTGATTTTGTAGCTTATAAAGCAGCTCAAGCTTGCGAAGAGTGCATAGATTTTGGAGATGATGTGACTATTGCACAATCTGACTTCAAGGAAACTCTTAAAGTATTTGAGCGCGAGCTACAAAAGATACAAACCGCTATGATGGATGATGAT